AACCCTTAATACTAAACCGTAATAAAGTTCACAGCTTACGTCTTCTTTACGTTATTTTTCTCATCAGTTAGCGTTTTGATTTCGTCTTTTATTTCTCTTTTTCTCTCGATACACTTTAACAATTCTCCGTATTTATATATTTGTTCATCGTTCATTTCCTCCGTAAACTTTCCTAAATCATCGAAATACTCTCGCAGATCCACTATCTCTTCATTTAACGAAACCCTTTCGTCCCTTAGTTCGCTTATTTTTGTGTCAATTTCGAAGGTTTTCTCCGTTTCGACCGGTTTGTAGTGTTTGTCAATATTATATAGAGGGCTCATGGTGTTAATTGCGTACGTTTCATAGAGTTCGAGTTCGAAAGGGTCATATACGAAGATAACATTTATAATTGCTATATCCTGGTTAAACAGACTACTTCTCCTATTTCCGCTAATATGCTGTTTTAGTCGATTGTAAACATTAACCGACTTTCCGATATAAAGAACTCTACCCTCTTTATCTTTTAAAATATATAAACCCGAAGCATTCAGAGCTTCGTAATGGTGGGTATGCTCAAAAACTTTAAAGGTTAGATTTGGCGCGGGAATCTCAATTTTAATCATTTGTATTTCCTCCCCTTACGAAATCCTCGTATGCTTCCCGTATATCTTTATCGGATGATTTTCGCTTATCTACCTCTAACGCTTCGTCCACGGACCATCGACGTCTAACTGGTTTATCGTGTCTCCTAAGATCGGTTCCGTATCCGAATGTAGCCTCGAAAGGGATCTCATGTTTTAATGCTACTCTTTTACCGTCTTCAGACACTTTACGAGAGTTTTTACCAGAAACTCTTCGTTCATACTGACTTTCGCTCATGATTGGGTACTCTGTATTCGTGATCTTGTGTGGGTTTGTATCGGTTAGTTCCTCGTGTAAAATCAAATCTGCTAATCTTTCTAATTGTTTAGCGTCGGGCATCTTGTTAGTCTTCGAATACCAATCCTCTATCGCAGCATCTATTTCAACTACACGAACCTCCCTCGGTAGTTCGCCAGCTTTCGTTCTTCGTCTTATGTCGTTAATAACATCGTTAAAGTTCATCCCGATTCCTCCTCAGTTAAATATACGTAACCTTCACCATGTCCGCTCCAATAGTAGTAAATTTCCGAAATAGCCTCGATTGCCCTGTCGAGTAAATTATTAACGCCCGGTTTCGCCAATCCCATCCGCTTCCCCGCTTCCTCTTGCGTCAAGTCTTCGAAATAGACCAACGTTAAAGCCTGACGCTGCCTATCCGTCAGTTTCGCTAGTTCGATCGCCGTTTCTAAATCGATGAGTATGTCGCTAGCTGCGGTGTCTCCGTTAAATCGTCGGAGTTTTAGCGCGTTGTAGTCGCCGAGTAATATACGTAAGCCTGCCGCTGAGTTTAACGCTGGGTATTTTTCGTCGAGTGAGCGTTCTTTCGCTGAAACATCGATTTTAACCGTGCCTATTGTAATCGCCTCCCTACCCTCGTAATTTGTATAACTCTTCTTGGAGTTCATTTGCCAATTGAACTACTTTAACGACACCTTCATCTGTACTTAACGGGGCTGCTAGTGTCGACGGCTCGTTGTAAACTGTATCCCCATACACCTTGTAATTATGAAATCTCCCAGTTCCGCCGATTTTATCTTTTAGTAAAAGCCCTATCTGATCAAACACCTCGGCCTCACTTAATCTAATTCCTAAGTTACTAATATTTATTCTCGCCATCTATTCCGCCTCCATTTTAGGTTTCTTTTCCGCTTCTTTACGCTTTATATAATCCGCAACCAAATCCTCCGCTATAATTCCTTCGGTAAGATCCGCTAGCTTCGATATCTTCTTGCCGGCAGCATTCGTTACTAAATGCGGATAGTTGCGTTCATCTTCCGCCCATTGAGCGAAGATCATTTCGATTTCCTCACGACTGATTAATTCAATCGGCTCAAGGCATTCGTAAGCTCGTAATCTATTAACGAGATTTTGCGTATCTACTAAGCGCTCGAATAACCACTTACGCGCCTCTACGGTAAACGTCCCTTGTCCGTCATTCATTCGCTTGCCTGCGCGATTGTAGCCGGATTTTGTAATGAGTCGGATCTGTTCGCCAATCGCTTCCCAACGTCTTAATACAGCACTTCGGTCAGCTCTCGATTGACCCTTCGGCTTAGACGGTTTATAGGATCCGTAAACTTTCAGCTGCAGTTCGCGCCATTCTGATAACGGCTCCATCCATCCGTGTGTCTTCGCCATTTCTTCCGTTGATCGGTCGGTCGTTACTACCGGACATAGCCAGCATCCGAAGCGAGCTCCGCACGATTCCATATTCTTAACTTTCGCCTCGACGCCTTTCGGATTATTAATTCCGCATTCGCCGGTCGCCTCTTTGTAGAGATTACGTACGTCTCGCGTCGATGTCCATCCGAGCTTGTTTTCGCCTAAGTACGCCCAAACGTCGTCAATCGTCCAATCTACGATAACCATGAACGTGTTTGTTCCGGTTAAGTCACGATGATTACCGAGCCTGTCGCCGATACTCCACTTTTTAATCGATTGCTCACGCTTAGATGATTCCGTCATCCTCGTTCCGATTAAGATAAGCGATGGATCAATCGAGCGAAGGGTTGCGTTCTGTGGCGTTATTTTAAGGCGTTCCGTACACCAACGACCCTTTCCGCTGTTTTGCGGTAAGAAGTAACCGCGTCCTAACGTTAGAACGAAGTAAGAGTGTTCAGTCTTCCGTTGGACAAGCGAGACTTCAATCGGTAGATCTCTCCGCTCGACATACGTTTTTAATTTCGAAACTTGGTCGTGCATATACGTTGCCAGGACGGGATTTTCGACTACGGTATCGCTCATGACTACGTGGACTTTGCGCCACCGTTTCTCTGCCGGTAGCGCTTCGAGTGTCGATATTAGAATGCCGAGTACGGTCGTCGAATCCTTGCCTCCGCTCCACGCTACCGCCCAATCTCGTTTGTCGTCTTCGTTTAAATAAAGATCGAGCAAATACGCTTTAGCTTCGATTAACTTTTCTTTATATGTCGTCAAATAATCGCTCCCTTTCTTTTCGTTAAATTTTCGCGTATAATAAAACTAAAATCGTCAAGATTGCGAGGTGTGTCGTAAGATGCCGTCAAATAAGTCGAAAATAAATCCGAAGTCCTCAACCGCGCCCGACGCCAAAGCGCCCGAAGGATTTCGTTGGATATCTAACGAGTCTTCAAACGGCGCATACATAACGGTCGATAATCAACTCCGCCTATACTTGTCGACGGGTACGCGTGAGCTCTTACGTTTGGGCGCGAAGATGCCTGCGAAACTAATCATCGGATATGACGCCGTCAACAAGCGCCTGGTCGTCGCCAAGCCGGAGGTCGTCCGCGCGACTGACGTAAAGCCGTTCAATTTCGAGAAGCGTTCGTATTCGTCCGCTCGCGTGTTCGTGCGTGAGATTGGCGTTAGTGAAGCCGATTTGCCGTTGCGTTATAATTACGTCGGTAAGGAATACGGTGAGTACCCCGAAGGATCTTTCTGTTTCGAATTATCGGAGGACTAGCGTTTGCCTATTGCGCTAGTCTTTTTTTCGTTACGCCTAATTCCGCTGCGATTCGGTCAAACTTTTCGTACAACTCAACGAGCGACCCATAGTTAACAATCTCGTAATCTACCTCGAAATCATCGACCGCCAACTCCGTACTATGCGCCAAATCCTCCGCCGAAAACGAATCTCCGGCAGCTTTCGCTCTTTCTATTCGGACGTGATCCGGAGCCGTAATCCGTATTAGGACGAAACCTTCCGCTTTTAATCTCGCCACCTCATTCGACTGCCTGACGTCGGTAATCATAATTCGCTCGGGCCAACGGTGTGATTCGATCGTACGGAACACTTCGTCAACCCAAACGTCGACGCCTCGTAGTAAACGCTCCGCCTGACCGTGCGATTGATAACCGGCGCGAGGTTTAGGCGTTCGAGGTACTTCCGGATTCTTCGCGTGATAATCGCGTTTTAATTCGTCACCGAATGCGTAGGTTGCGAAATCGTAGAAGGTACTTGCGTAGGCTGCGACGGAATCCTTGCCTACGCGAAATTTACCGATTAGACCGATTTTTGCTTCCGTCATTTACGACCCTCCTCCTCGAAAATTAAGTAGTAAGCGATGAACGATACGAAGTAAAGAATCGTACCAACTCCGTCTTCCATTTCGAGAACTACTTCGAAAATAAAACGAGTAATTATCGCTAGTATCGTACAGATTAGTATTTTCATCGAACGCCCTCCATTCGACTTTCTCTCCGACTCGCCTCGACGAGTAGTTTCGCTAGTTCGACGATGACGAGCGATTCATCCGCGCCTGCCTTAACGTTTTCCATCTCCTCCGCCATGCGCTTCTGATTAGCGTGTAGCGTGTCGATTTCGTCTTCTAGTCGGACGATTCGGCGTGATAGGTTCGCCAACATTTCGATTATCTCCGGCGAGGCTTGGGACGCGTTGACTTCTACGGTTGGTTCGGCGTTAGCTTCGACCGGTTCGAGTACGAGATACGCTCCGTGGTCAATTCCGCAAACTTGATCGCCTTCCGAATCTTCGTAAGCTACTCCGATATCACTTGCGCGAACCTTTAGCGCTTCTGTAACGATACCGTCCGACTTACCTTCGTAGAAATAGATAACCTTCTCGCCAACTGACGCTTTACGGTCGACGAGTTTGTAACGCTCGCCTTCAACGTGGACGATGTCGGTCGGGTCTAGCGTCCGGTATTCTTCGGACTCAAAAACCAACGCAGCACACCCGTTACGGTTACCTCTAATATGTTTGGCGAAGACGTCGTATCCGTCTACGAATTCTACATTGACTATATCTCCGGCATTAAAGCGCCCGGTCGAGTCGAACCGTACGATAACTTTATCCCCAACGTCAGCCTTCCGTGCTTTCGCTCCTTCAACCTCGATGTATTCTCGCAATAAACCGCCAAGTGTTTCGTCTTTAATTAAGTGAGTATTCGTCATATTACTTCGCCTCCATTTCGAAATATGGCTTCGTCCACGGCTCAACGTTAATTACCTCATCTTTTAACGCTACTGCTAAATCGGTGATTTCACGCTGCGCCCCGTTGCCAGGTCGACGTTTCGAGTAGAACGATAGTAAGGCGGTCAGATTCGCAGTCATTACGAGATTAGTAGCCGCAGCATTCGGAAGGACGGCGCGAGCGTCTTCGGCACTAACTCCCATACCGCGTAACTCGTCGTAAAATTCTTGCGCACGCCTCATCGCTAATTCGAACGTTGCTTCTGGTCCGCCTTCCATTTCCGAAACTTTATCCGGAACAACGTAATCCATTCCGCCTGATTTATCGTCAGATCCAAAACGAACATATCGTTGTGACTGTACGCTGAAACTAAATCCGGCTCTATGTCGTGTTAACTGCGCAAGTAACGAACGACTTACTCGTTCGATCGCGAAAGTAAATGACAAATGTTCCATCGTTGAAGTATGCTTAGACGACATGATGTGTCGGAATAATCGGTCGGCTTCCGAGCCTGTTCCGCCGTCAGTCGCTTTGTTTCCGAAATACTTAGCGCCTTCTTTAGCGACGATTTCTGACGGCTTGTTTGCGGAATAGCACGTACGGATTGCCGAAAGGGCTACCGCTTGACCGTCGTAAACTAAGTCGTTCCAATCTTCGTGAATCATACCTTTCCAAAAATCCGGTGTTAACTGCGTATGTGCGATCAATCTTACGCTCATTTTCGTTTCTGCCATTCATTCGTCCTCCTTCGATAATTCCCGTTTAATATGATGCGTTAGGTCTATCTCGATGACCGTTTTGCTTACGCCATCTTCGCGCAGCCGTTTGATGATTTCGGTGATTGTCGCCTTCGCTGCGAGCATTTTCTCTTCCATACTTATTCGTAAGCCTTCCGGATTGCTTCGACGATTTCGTCCGTGTCGATATTTAGATCGAGCTGAGGCTCCGACTTAACTCCGCTAGAACCGAATCCGCCTTGACCGCGTGCCGTTTCGCTAAGTTCGTCAACCTCACGGAAGAACGCTTGCTCGACCGGTTTTATAATTGCTTGGCCTATGCGGTCGCCTTTCCGGATGATGTAAGAGCCGTGCTGAACCATTTTTCCGTCTGTCAGGGTGTCTACGCGACAACGTTTACCGTCAATTTGTTTTGCAAACCAAAGTGCATCTACGTTTGGATGACCAATATTATCGACAATCACGCCAACCTCGCCTCTATAAGCGCTATCCACAGTGCCGAACTGAACGCGTAGCTTCGTCTTTAACGTAATTCCGCTTCTAGGGCGCACTTGTATTTCGTAACCTGGCGGTAACTCGAACGCTAACCCTGTCGGAATCAGCTTCGTCTCGCCCGGCTCGATGATAATATCGTCACACGCTACGAGATCAAATCCGGCATCATATTCGTGTGCATATTTCGGAATTGCTGCGTTTTCGTTTAAGCGTTTAATTTTAACGTTTACTCTCATTCGTTTTCCTCCAATGCTCTAACGCTATATTTAGCGCTACTGATATAATGTAAGACCGTACGTAAATCCGTTTCGCCTTCTTCTCGCATTGCTTGAACATCCGCTTCTAATTCGTCTAAAATTTCTAATATGTCCGCTTTTTTCATTCCGTTACCTCCTCGAATTTAACTTTAATAGTCGATCCTTCCGTAACCATTCCGATTATCTTCGTAATACTTCGCTCGACGGAAGAGCCCGCCTGCTCAAACCCTTGCCTATTGCGCTTGATGTCGTCGATAGCTCCCGTCCTTGCTTCGCCGTATAACGCTTGTAACTCCGCTTCATTTAAGTTATCGCGTAGAAGCCCGACGTCCTTGCGTATGTCAGCGATATCAAACGGAAAGTCGGTGGCGAGTAATTGCGGCTGAGGAAATCGGATAGTCACAACGTTGCCAGCCGTCGTTACTTCGATATCCTCCGTTTCAACGCCGATCTTAAACGTTCCCTTTACGGTGAGTTCGTACGCTTTGTCGCCGAACCATTTCGAATCTTCATAGCCGACCGTTTTCGTTGCTGTTCCGGTTAAGCCGACGAGTTCCGGTGTATCGGTTAAGGCGGTTATTAGCGCGTCGCGGTCGATGTAGTGTGCGTCGGTTGCGGTGACGGGTTTTAACGTTTGGGTTGGCGGTGATGATTCGTGATAGCCTCCGCCGACGTAAGCGTACAAAGATACGGCGGTGATGGCGGATAAGGCGAGTAGCTTCGTTTTGTGGCGCATGGGGGGCGTCCTCCTTTCGTTGGTGTTGCGGAATTTCCTTGAATTGTGAATTACTTATATTCAAACAATAAGCCTTCTTCTTTTTTAGGCACTTCACAACACTCATTAGAATTTGGCTTAGATTGGACAAAGATGCTATGTTTATCTTCACCTAAAACTTCATATTCTCTGTCTTTTTTAAAAACAGTTTCAGAATGATTATCCGCAAAGAATATATCTTTAGTAAAAGTAACCTTGATCATATTTATCTCCTTTCTTACTTCGCTATTTCCATCTATTCCGCTTTTAATCTCTCGATCGTTTGCTTAACGTTATCGGCGTGTGTACTAAACCAACCGCGATAATTCTTAACGAGTTTATGCTGAGTAACGCGCTGCCCTTCGAAGTGTCTCATATAAACTTCTAAAGGAGTGAGTCCGCTATAATACTTCAACTTCGGGTCATCGATTTGTAATAGCGATCCTGTCGTCACTACTTTGCAAGTATCGTTAGGTCTCGTGTATATCGTTTGTAATTCGTCAAGACTAATCGACTGAGCTTCGTCAATAATGATAAACGCTCTATCGTAAGTAACTCCGCGTTCGTATGTCGGCGTAATAGCAAATGCTTTCGGTTGTATACCTTCTTGCGTAGGATTCGACCACCTTTCGTATGTTCCAGGCTTAACGTAATCTAACGCCTTGATGAACGGAGCCATATACGGATCTGTTTTTTCGTTTTTATCGCCCGGTAAAAATCCGATATCCTTACCTACCGGAATAGGGTTGCGGATATAAATAATGCGATCGTATTCACCGTTTTCCACTGCGTAAGCGCCCGCCAATACCGCGAGAACCGTCTTACCGGTCCCTGCCGGACTTTCGCAGAACACACCTTGAACGATATCAGCCGGTGTCCATAACGATTGCATGTACGCATATTGATGTTTATCGGCGAGTACGTTAAATCCTCTTTCGTCTAACCATTTCCATCGAATGTCTCCGTATTTGTTCGCCAATTATTCCGCCTCCTCATATTCGGTTATGTTGGCGCTATGTTCTAGCGCTTTTCCTTACACTTATTTATACGGAGGAAAGTGCCGACCGTCAAAAATGATCGACAACTTTTCCGTATTTATTTTTTACTACGCCTCTACATCGCTAAAATCGAAGTCATCATCGGCAAGGGATTCAACGTTAAGCGCCATTACATATCCGTCACCTTTAGTCGAAAAGAAGTCGTGGTTCTTCGTATCGGTATCTATTCCGTTAAGTACAATCGGATTAATCGGCTCATGTTCGAAATAAGCGTCAAAGCCGAGATTCTGCAGCGCCTTATTAGCGTTATATCGTACGTAATTAATAACATCGTCAGCAATTCCGATTTGATCGTAAATCTCGTTCGTATAGGCGACTTCATTTTCGTATAATTCTTCGAGTAAACGGTACATCTCGCCATCGACATAAGCGCGTTCATCTTCCGTTAACTGACTGCGAATCTCTTGCGCTTTGTACCCAGTAAATACACCGTGAATCGATTCGTCCATAACGATTTTACGGATGATTTCTCCGGAAGCTGTCATGCGCCCTTGCCCCGCCAAATACATCGGATAATAAAATCCGCTATAGAATAGGAACGACTCGGCAAATACGGAAGCTACATGCGCCAGGTATACGTCTATCTGCGATGCTTTCGGTTGGAATAACGCGTGGTAATAGTAAAGCAGCGTGTCGGACTTAAACGTTAACTGCGGTTGGCTTTCGACCCATTCGTTAAGTAAGTAATCCGTTTCTGATGACGGCAATAATGTCGTAAATATATGCGAATATGACTTGGCGTGGATCTGCTCCATCATCGCCATAAACGAGAATACCGCCTTCGAGCGCATATCTTTCGTGTGTAACATAATTAACGGCATACCGTCGTCAGCTTGATGCGTATCTAGTCCGGTTAGACCTGCGAGCACCTTCTTATATACGTCTTTCTCGGCGAACGTGAGACCGTCCCACGCCGCCAAGTCTTTCGATATACGGAATTCTTCTTCGCTCCAGAACTGCGCCACATTCTGACGCCAAAATGTATTCGCTAAATCCTCTTTTACGTTCCAGTTAATTGCTTTCAAACAATCGCCTCCTAGTTTTATTTTCGTAAGCTATCGATTAAACCGAACATGACGTACAATCTTCGACTTTCAACATGCGATTCCTCGTATAGTAAAGCGACTTAAGACCTTTCTTATGCGCATATACGTAAAGTCTCGCAAGTTCTCGCGTACTGACATCGCTATTAACGTAAAGTATCGTCGATATTCCCTGGTCGATATGTTGCTGCGCCTCTGCGATTAAGTCGATAAGACGGTATTGATTCGTATTAAACGCCGATTTGTAATACCAGTAAGTATCCGCGGATAAAAACGGCATAGGATAAAACGTCTCGGAGTTTCCGTAACTTCTGCGCTCGATTGGATCAACGATAGGCATTACGCTAGACGTCGAGTTTTGAACGTACGAGATTGATTGCGTAGGCGCGATCGCTAGTCTATATGCGTTATATAAGCCGTGTTCAGCGACTTGGAGTCGTAATTGGTACCAATCGGATTCGGTCGGTATCTTTATCCCGTCAAATAACGCTTTTACTTTCGGAGACTCAGGCGCAAAACTTTCCGATGTGTATTTTCGGAAGTAATTACCGTTAGCGTATTCGGAACCTTCGAATCCTTTAAACGTTTCGCCGCGCTCCTTAGCGATTAGCATCGACTTTTCGATAGAGTAGTAGTTGATAACCGCGAAGAATGTACGGACGAAATCACGCGCCTCCTTCGATTCATATCCGATCTTATTTTTCGCTAGGAATCCGTGTAAGTTCATAGCGCCAAGTCCGACGGAATGTAACTCTTCGTTTGCTTTACGGACGCCTGGAGCGTTAGGTATTTTCGTAATATCGGACACTATCGTTAAGGATTCGATTCCTTCGTGGACGGATTCTCGTAGTTTGCCGGATTCCATTACGTTTACGATGTTAAGAGATCCGAGATTACAAGAGATATCGTATTTGATTTCGTCGTCGGTTCCGTAGTCGTTGATGATTGACGTTTCTTGCGCTTGGAATATTTCGGTCCTTTATATTCGCGATGATTCGCTAGGTCGCCGCCGCGCCATTACGCGCTGCTTACGATCGCTCGTAAGAGTAGACTATATCATCATCCACAAGGGACGCCCGCCGTTTCGGGTACCAATCGCTTGTACCCTACTCTACTCGCTTCCGCTTACGCGTGCTTTCGATAGTCGTTCGGCATTTCTTTATCAACGTAAACCCAGTTTTTAAATTGATCCGACTTGGAATTAAGACGATACGCTACTGAACCAACCTTTATATTGAGTGCTTTTGACGCTTGTGTTAAACTTGGATAAACCACACCGTCTATGCTTACCGGTTTAGAGTTCGCCTCTTTTATACGTTGCAGCGTATATTCGTTCTTAGGCTTACCGTACATTGGATTATTCTTACCGATAGCTTGCTGGCGGTGTATTTCCCGTATTTCTTCACGTCTAGGATTGTGTGTGAACGTGTCTCCTCCGTTTTTAGAATCTGATATGTTATATGATTCGCCACGAGAGTTATCTATATAATCTTGCTCAATCCTCAACGAATCTTCTTTATTATCAAACTCGTGTAAAACTTCGAAAGTAAACGACTCTTCACCATATTCGTTCCAATCCTCTTGCATCTCAATATTGTGGTGCTCACTCTTTCGTAGCATATTCTTATGTGATCTCCATCTCTTTTCTAATTCCTGGCTTCTACCGAAATAACATCTTCCGTTAGGTTTACATTCAATTTTATAAACTGTATACATACGACACCTCCGAATTTTATTCGGGGTTACGTTTATAAAGGGTTAGCACGGGATTGTCTCGAAGAGAGTTTCCCCGTTTAGGCGGGTTTTCGACTGGCATTGCTACCAGAAGGTGCTACGATTAACACAAATTAGTCTGCTTAATATTGCCGATATTACCTACCGCATGGACTTCGTTGGCGTTATCTTTAAAAAATAGATATGGATATCCGGACTGTAACTGCGTCTGAGCGATCTTATTTAACATTTCGCGAGCGTCCATCGGTTTCTTTTTAACGTTAGGATTCGCGACCAGTTCTTCATACATTTCATTCATATCTAAATCATCGAGATGCTGACTGTATTCTTTATAAACGGAGTGTGGCGCGAACATATTGAATGACTCACCTTTTTCGGCTAACTCGAAAAACTTACTCGGAACGATTAAGCCGGTCGATATCGTTGCTAGTCGAATACTTTCATCTGCGTTTATTTTCTTCGTATCTAAAAATTCGAGTACATCGATATGGAAGATATTTAAGTAAACGGCACCAGCGCCAGGTCTTTGCAGAATGTTCGAGCGAGTTCGCTAGTCTCGCCCCGTCCTTATCGGACAGCTCCGTATTACTACGAAGATCAGACTATATC